TGCGGGAACCACTCGTCGACGAGGTCCTGCGCGTTCGGGTCACCGAGCGCATCGAGCAGGAGCTTCGTCAGGTGCCGGACCGGGATCGTGCCGGCGACCGGAGCGCCCTTGAGGGTGCCTGCGTGGATGATGGCGTCAACCATCTCAAGGAGATCGTGCTGCAGGATCGGTGGGAACTTGACCTCGACGCTGCGGTCCATCGGCTCACCGGTGTCCTGATCCTTGCCAAGGGTTACGATCCGGTCACCGTCGTCGTCGATATCGACCACCGCGCCTGCGTGGAGCGGGCCGTTTGGTGCCATCGCTGCACGGTCGATGATATAGTCGAGGATGTTCCCAAGGACGGACCGCCATAGGCTTTGTCGAGCAGTGAACTGGAGCTCCATCGGCCGCTCCATCGATTTGGCGGTCGCGAGGTTACCCGTGCTCGGGTCGCCGGTGAGGTAGGGTTCGTTGATGCCGGTCGCAGAGCATACCATCAGCATCAACCGACGGGCGTCGTCCATGCTCGTGGTGATACCGCTCGTCCGGATCGGTTCCAGTTTCGTGCCGGGTGTTGTGGCCAGGATACCACCGACCTGTTCGCCACTTGCCTGCCGGGCAGCAGCGAGGTTCTGCTGCAGACTCGGGAGCATCTCCTGGAGTTTGGAGACCGCGGCGGTTGCTGCTTTCCGGTTCGCGCCGGTCAGCTGCATCGCGAACTTTGAGAGAGCGTCGGTGATCGTGACCCACTTCTCCAAAAACACCTTGTATGCGTTCGCCCAGTCACAGGCCGCGTAGACCTCCGATACGCCGAACTGCATATCGTTGAGCCGGTTGACGCTGACGTGGTAGATCGGGGTGTCCCTGACACGTATCCCCTTGATGTGTGTCGGGTGCCCCGAGGACGGGTTGTATCGCCAGTCGGGATAGTATGCCTGTCTCTGCTCGGTTGTGTAGTGGCCGGTCGCGGGGTTGCCGTCAGTGACCGTCCATGTCCGGAGATAATACCAGGGATCCGATGCGTCATCTGGATTCGAGACGATCGCGGAGATCTCATCAAACGATATCGTCCGGATCTTCACGTGGCCGGTGCTTGGATTCGAAAAAAAGGTGAAGAACAGGTTTCCGAACAGCTGGAGCTCGGTCTCCAGCCGCATCAGGGCCTCGACGTCGCCGAGGACCGTGCGGTTGGTCGGGTCGGTGAGGATCTTCTGCACGACAGCGTCGACAGTCGGGTGCGTTGCCCTTAGTGTGCAGCCCTGCCCCCACACGTAGAGGCACTGGACGGAGACGGCCCGTTTGATGAGTGGGTTCTTCAGCCAATGGAGACGGACCATCTTGCTCATCGCACGGAGAGCGTCGCGTGAGAAATCGCGGTCGCTGCCGCCGAGCCGCTGCCATCCCTGCTCACTGAGCTGGTCTTCGAGGACGGCGAGCCGCTCTGCCATCAGGTCGTATCCGTCCAGGACGGCGATCACCTGATCGGCCAGGGTGGTCTCAGTCTCGTTTGTCAAGGTGCCAGCCTCCGTAACGCATCGATCACGTCGCTGGCCTCGTCGATGACGGCCCGCACCTCATCGGGTGTCGCACCATCTCGTATCATCTCGCGGACAGCTACCAGGAGCTCACCAGATTCGACGATGACATCAACTGAGGTAGACGCGGCAGCCGCGACGTGGTGATACCACGATCTGGTCACCGCCCATGTCGCAACCGCGGTGATGACTGCTGCGACCGCGATATCGATGATACCAGGATCAAGCACGGGGGTCATGACCTCTGTATCGGATACGTGTGGGTGTGGCTCTCCGTCCAGACGATCGAGGTCACGCCGGTGGCCGGGTCACGGCGACGGTATCCCTGCATCACCTCAATGTCAAGGGTTTGTCCCGAAACCGTTGAGGTGTAATCGTAGAGCTTGAACTCAATATACCAGGTTTTGTTGAACGCCGCCGAATCCATCGCCTCGAACGCTTTCGTCTTGACAACGGACTCGGAACCGGTCCTGATACCGATGATCACCGCACCCATATTATCGAACTTGCCAACGACGAAGACGCGGTTCACGGCGGGATTGATATAGGAGATCGGGCCCTCGCCCCGCCGTTGTTCGAGATGAGACACACGAAAATGGCCGATGCGATCGCCATCCGACCAGACGATTTTGGGTGTGGGTTCGTCGGTGGTGGGCGGCACATCGACGGTTCCGGGTGCAAGCGGATCGGGTACCGGGGCCGGTGCTGACAACCCCCTGAGTGCGGCGATAAACGCGCGCACTATCATGATGATCTGTGTGAGTATTTTGTTCATGTGGTGGCGCCTCCCTTAGGGGTTGGGAGGTTGTATGCACCCATTCTATTTATATGTGTGGGAATTTGAAATTTTTAAAAATTTAAAAAAGTAGTTGGTTTAAATAGTATGAGTGAGTGTGCGGCGTTAGACCGGGCTGATGTGGATATCGTCGGGAGACGTGATAACGATCTCACCATCCGAGGTATCACCCGAGCCGAGCAGCTCCTCGATATCCGACAACACGATCGCCGCATATGCCGCGACATCTACCTGGTCGTCGTTCGGAGCGTTCGGGAACGAGACCACTTCTTCTTCATACTCCCCGAGCCACGGGGCGTGGGTCCGATGGTAGACCGTGCCGGCCTTGTATCTGTTCGCGATCGGGATGGCTCGGAGGATCTTGTCCCGATCAGCAAGCAGTTCAACAATCGGCAACCCCGACCGCACCATGGACTGATAGGTTGTCTTCCCGATACCGTTCGACTCGATACCCTGCAGCAGAGGATGCCACCGGTGATAAGCCTGTGTGAGCAGGTCCGGTTGGTCCGGACCTTCAAGTCTCGTCCGGAGGATGTCAAGCAACAGGAGGTCGCGTGACGGCGTGACCGCCCAGGTGCCGAGCACGAACCAGTCGGCAGAGGCCTTCGTCGATCCGGCGACGTCGCAGGTCTGGATCACGAAACACTGGTTCGCCGGAATCCGGTGGTCGCCGGTTGGCCGGTGCAACACGAACTGGTCGCCCTCGGCGTCGAAGTATCGGAAATATTCGCGTTTGAACTGGTTCCCATCGGGGTCCCCAGGGCGCTGCTGGTAGACGGCCTGCCACCAGTACGTGGTGAGGGTCCGCTCCAGATCCTCTAACTCCTGGAGGGGGAAGCGATCGGGCCAGAGCGGGTCACCGGGCGCCCGGCCGAGCGGGTCGTTGTCTCCGGCAATGGCCGGGAGGTTGATGACGGTCCATTTCTCACCGCCGTTCTTCTCCTCCTCGAGGAGGTGGCCGACGAGATCGCCCTTGTGCCACCGGGTATGGATGAGGATGATCGCACCACCCGGTGCAAGACGTGTCCGGAGCACGGTACGATACCAGTCGATCACCCTCGATCTCTGTGTTGGTGAGTGTGAGTCTTCCGGGCCCTTGAACGGGTCGTCGATGATCGCCAGGTGCGCCCCGCGCCCGGTGATGGATCCCCCGATACCGACTGCGACCATCCCGCCACGAGATCCCGCAATACCCCACCGGTTGACGGCGGCGCTCGCCTGGGAGACTGTGACGCCGAACACGTCCGGGCCCTGGTCGCGGAGAACCTCACGGGCGACCCTGGAATGATCCTGTGCGAGGTCAGCCGAGTACGAGGTGAGGATCACCTCGCGGTCCGGGTGGAGACCGAGATACCATGCGGGGAGGTGTTTTGAGACGACTTCGCTCTTACCGTGTCGTGGCGGCATTGTGACGATGACACGGGATATCTCGCCACGTTCAACCGCCATCAATGTCTGGCAGAGGAGGTCGAGATGTTTCGCCCGCTGCCAGGATCCACGGCTTGCGCGCTGGATGAAGTAGGCCAGATCGACACTCGCGAGGAGCCTACGTTCCCACTCGTGCACGGAGCTGCTCGGCAAGACGTTTTTGGCAGTCAGGACACATCACCCCCGTGACTGCTATGCGGAAATCAGCGAACTGGTTTTCGATGACCGTGATGTTCACCGTCGTATCGCTTTTCAGCTCGCCGAGCATCTTCGCCGTGATCTCAATGACCCGCACGCTCTCGCGGACAGCTGCGATCGCCGCCTTGAGGTCACCGGCGGTTTCCGCTCTCTGCCCGAGAGCTTCCAGGCGCTCCTTTGCCGAGATTAGATCGGCGAGAAGTTGATCGGCTGTGGTTATCTCTTTTGCTTCTTCGGCTTTTACTAATTTCTGCTCGATATGACCGTTTTTCTTGTGGCGGTGGAGTGATGTGGCCGACACGGAATGTTGTTTCGCTATGTTCCGCAGGGGTTCTCCAGCCAGTATTGCCTGGTCGATCTCCAACCGCTGCGGGTGCGTACAGATGGAGCAAGGTTGTGGCATCAGCGGTCGCTCCCCCGCGTGTGCGTCTGGTGGTGTCCCTGGGTTTCGGTCCAGTGTTCACGTTCGGCGAGAGCGTCGAGAGCGGCGGCAACAACCTCATCCAGCGTCCTGGCATCCATCCGCATCTTGATGAGGAGACACCTACGATGAGTGGTGTCATGCACAGGCAGACCCTTCATTCCTGCACCCCCACGTCATACCGTGTGCGATCCTTCAGCTCCTGGGCCTTCGCGGCATTCCATCCCTGGAGCCCCCGGTCGTCTTCGACATAGTGGAGTTTGGCATGGCAGGATGCACAAAGAACCATTATGTTCTCGATCGTGTTGTTGCTCCGGTCGCGATCTTTGTGGTGGGTATCCAACCGAACATCAGAACGCCCACACACCTCACATATCTGCAACTTCGATATTCGGCGTATTCGCTGATACCGTGATTGTGAACACCCCCCCGCCCAAATTGGAGAGTTCTTACCGCTTCTGATCCTTTGGTTGTATGCTCTGAAACACAACCCAGAACAGGTCTTTCGTTTGAGGTTTGCAGGTGGCCTGAAGACGGCGCCACAGACCACACAGGTGTTGTACCTCACCTGTTTTGCGGCTGCCTCCTGGTGTGTTCGTCTCGGAACACCAAGTTGTTCCAGCCGCCGACGCACCCACGTGTGGCTGTGTCCAACAACCTCTGCGATTGCACGCGTCGACTTCCCGGAGGAATACATTTCCTCGACGGCGTCGACCGTCATGGTTTCGCCCCCACATTGTATCGAACCCTGTCCTTGAGCTCTTGTTTTTTTGCCTCGTTCCACCCACCACCGGTTGGCGATCCAACCTCGCTCATATACCCGGTGATCCTCGATACCTGGCTCACATCATGACAGAGGCACTCCGGACAGACAGCAGCGCCACATATCGGACAGTATGTCAGGCTATCGACGATGTCGTGTGAGCAGTGGCAATGGTCGAGCACACACATCTCGACCACCGTGCCGGAACATACCGGACAACGATCGTCTATGAGATCGTCGGCGTGGATGATGATGTGGCAGGTGTGGCACTTGTATCGGTTCGTCAACTGTGTGTGGCAGTGTGGACAGGCCCCGGTGTTGGTGAGTGTGTCGAGTGTGAGCTCGGCGGCGCAGGCGTAACACTTGAACGGCGGCGTCAATTGGATCGCCTCCAAAGTGGTGCAAAATTCAAGTACACCATTTTATTTGTATTTTGGCTTCCTTCAGCTGATCCGTGCGTTCTGGTACGTTTTAGTACACCAAAAACACCATATGGCGTTTTTCCGTAAACTTTTCTTCGCGCTCGCGTATATATTTTTACGGAAATCGCTATTATGGTGTACTTGGTGTACTTGAGTACGTCATATGCACCATTTATCAAACATTTTCTGGTATCATGACGTTTTCGAATTGTTGGAATTATGGTGATATCGTGTACTTGGTGTATTTTCGCCGTCTTGGTGTGTGTCGAAAATATTTTCTGAAAAATGGTGTTTTGGTGTACATGGTGTACCTGACACACACCACAAGCTGTCGGTGAGATCATGATCTCCTCCTCGAAACACCACTCCCAAACCTGGCCTGTCGTGCAGTACGGATCTCGTCTCGGGTGGAATAATTACATACATGTAAGAGTGTTAGTGGATCGGTTATTGGATATGAATTGAAACACCCATCAATCCACGTGTCCTTGTCGCCTATATAGGACAATGTTGGTTCGTTCTCAACCTTACTGAAGGCCCCGGCAAGCCGTGTGAGAACGACGTTGTGAACAAACCCGAACAGCGTTCCGAGAGCATCACCTGGCGCTCCAAGAAACAGTATGGCGGGCGTGTGTGTTTTAAAACACATATCCTGGATTTTAGAATATCCCTCCTCCAACCTCCTGGGATCGCCTTTTATCTCTACATGTAGGTGGATGGTTGGGAGGTAGAAGTCCGGAACATATCCACGGCAGTTATACATATCCGTGAACATAAACGACTCGGTTTCATACTGCCACTCGATACCAAGTGCATCAAAAAACACCGCCCACCGTGCTTCCAACCTGCTCCGGAACACACACCCATTATATTCCGTCTCGATTGGTGCAATATACCCATTCCGTGTATTGTTCTGCATTTCAGATCACCTCCTGTGTGGATCCATCTTCGTCGTCTTCCCTCTCCTCGATAACCGTCTTCACCCGGATACCAATCCAGCAGCGTTCGCTGCCGACTTTCCGTTCCAAGAACCCGCGTTCGCGCAGGTATGCCGCGATAGCCTTGCTGCTGCGTGGTCGTTCGCCCTCATCATCACACCACTGTTTATACAGTGCGTAGAACCGTGGCCGGGGGATATACCCGTCAGCACCGGAATCAACCTTCATCTTCTCTCGAATGAACTGCCCGATCCTGTCCTGGTCGGTGCGGTATCTCCGTGTTGCCGCAACCACTTTGTCAGCGGGTATGAGCCGTCCCCGGTCGAGGTATCGTTTCAACCCGATCAACATCCAGTTGAGGATCCCGGATCCCTCATCGAGCAGCTTCTCCATGATATGCGGATCGCGATCCTCTTCCTTGATCACAACAGTGAACGGGAACAACCATATCCTGCGCCATATCGCGGCATCCGTGCCTTTTATTATCGGTTCGTGGTTGGTTGCGAGCACAATCTTCGCGCCGGGCCGGAACTCGAACCCGTGCTCATATTGCCGCCGGACACGCACCTTATCATCACCGGTCATCGTCTTGATCATTGATTCGGCCATGACGGCCCCGGACTCTCCCTCGACAGCCCACGCGAGCCGTGCACCTTTAAGGACGGCGAGATCCGACCGTGCAGCATCAGGGTTATCGCTGCGTTTCACTGCAAGTGAGTCGGCAGGCAGGTTGACGGCATAATCACCAAGAACCCGTGCAACCGTTGCCAGGGTAACCGATTTGCCGTTCTTCCCGACACCATAGAATATGGCCATGATCTGTTCCGGGTTATACTGGAGCAGACAATACCCGCAAAACTCCTGGAATGTCTGAATATAAGAAGTGTCACCGTCAAAGATAGTATCGAGGTGAGCCGCCCATTGAGGACACTCAGCGTACTTATCGAAAACAACACCTGTGCATTTGGTGAGGAGATCGTCACGGTTCGCCTCCCTGAATTTACATGTATCGAGTTCGAGCGTACCGTTCCGACAATTGAGATACCATTCGTGTGTATCGAGATCATCAGGCCGTACAGCACGCAAAGGGGCCGCCGAATCAATCATGGCTTTTATCCGTGGCTGCATAGACGACGTCGCCGCCCATTTACCGAGCCGTGCACGATCGTTATCGGAGATACTGTTTGCAGCCTCGATATAGATCGTCCTGGAGACCCGTTTGGCGAGTGCGTGTATCATGAGCGTCTCATCACGCATCCACCGGACACCATCCCAGATATACCACCGTTTCTCAGCAACCGAATAAACGAGGTCTCGTCCGTACTGTGTTATGAGCCGGTCACCATTCCCCTCATCAGAACAGTCAAACGGGCGGTTTGAGGGCGGCACAATGGGTGTAGGTAGAGGTATCCCGAGATCGATCTCGTATGCGTTCGCCTCGACCACCTTCTCCATCCTCTTCTCTCGCAGCTGGTCGCCATACCCTCTCTTATCGAGTGCGGTCATGACGGCATCCCAGTGCCCCTCCAGGCATCCGGACCGGGCATCGGCACAGTCAATGATCCCATCAGCAACAGCGAGCGCCTCAAGCGCACCCCCTCCGGACTGACACCGTCTGCAATACCAGGTGCCGTTCGGCGAGATCGTCAGGTTGCTCCCGGTGGAGCTACCGTGGATCGGGTGCGTGCCTTCGATCTCACCGTCTCTCTGGCGGGCGTTTTCAGGCATGAGGAAATGTTCCGGTCTCAGGTTGAGCTCGTCTGATATCGACCGGCCCCGGACAGACGGTTTGGGTCTCTCGACCGGTTTCGCTGGCTCCGGTTTTTTTAGCGAACCAATGATCTCCTGCACCGTCTCCATTGGTATGGATACGATCTCAGCATCCGGATCAACCGGCTCATATGGTCGTCCTGTGTCGGGGTGCGTGCTGCCAGGCCCCACGACATAGAACGGGCTGCCAGACCCTCTCAGATCTCCGAGGTTCGCCCCGGTATCAGGATTTGTGAGAACGAACTTTTCCGGTGGCAACTCAGGACACCTGAAATACAGGTGTGCGCCGCCACCGTCTCTACCCGTCCGGACCGTGTAGGTGCCGAGCAGCGGTGTGAGTGCTCCGGTCTCCGCGAGCGCCTGGGGATCATCGGCGTCGAGCACACAGATCCCACCGGACACCATGACGCCGTAGTTGCCGCCGCCTGCAATGTGCTGCAGTAGGTGCGGATCGTCATATGCGTAGTTTCGGCTATTCTGCCAGTTCGGCTCAATTGCTCGTTTGGAGTTTGCGCCGACGAGAACGAACCGACACTCTCGCAGCTGCTCAGGTATCGGATTTGAGATCTTCGATAAACCGCCCGTTGGTTTATCGGTTGGTGTCTCCTGGGTGACAGCGGGCGCCGGTGCGTTGCCGTTGCTCCCGGCGAGCTCCACCGACACAGCCTGCCAGAACGGCACGTCGGTATCACGGCAGCTCCAGGTATCGGCACCCCGGAGAGCGTCGAGTGTTGCAGGGTTGGTTTTTGCACGGCGGAGCCAGAGCCGGGCAGCAGCCCGTGGATCGTCTCGTGGTGAGTGTGTCGGCGTTGGTTTCAGCGACCCGACCCAGAGGCCTTCGTGGTTGTCCGGGGTGCCGGGAGTGATGGTGGGGGTCATATCGTCCCCTCCAACTGTTCGATCGCGTCCTCTGCTCCGCGTGCGACGATACAGTTGTATCCGCAGACCCTCAGATACGCGATCCAGTCCGTCTGCTCCTTGGACAGGTGTCCGCCTTTCCTACGTTTCATCTCGATCCACAGGCTCCACGCGGGCACGAAGAGATCCGGGACGCCCGGTGAGACACCTTCGGCTTTGAGATCCGCCGCCGTCTTCGGGTGCCGTGCACCACCGTTCGGTATCGCGATGATCCGGACGTCCGGGTAATTCAGCCGGAACCAGGTGACGAACGCCACCTGCTCCTCGTGTTCCGTGGGTATTTTCTTCGGTTGTTTTGGCGTCTGTTTGGTCGGCGGCTCGGTGCCGTCACGATACCCCCTCGACGCAGACGACCCATGACGGATCCCACCACGGACACGGCATACATGTTCGGCGACCTGGTCCTCGGTCATCCTCAAACCGGAACTCATGTCTGCACCTCGTCAGCAGCCGGTGTCGCCCGTGTAGGTATCGTGTATCTCCGTTGCCAGGTGATACCGTACCGGTGAGCCGCTTTCCGGACGGCGTCGTCGGAACACCCGAGCCCGGCGGCAACCTGTGGCGGAGTCCGCCCATCCAGTGCTTTCCTGAGATATTCAGGATCGTGGAGCTCAGGGTATTTGGGGATGTATTTCCGGGGCTTGTCTTTCCCACATTCTCTACGGACTGAGGCGATCCTGTGTTCGGCATTACAATACATATATTCCGGTATTTTCCGAGATGGTGGATACCGGCGTGTTATCGGCTCTCCACAATACGTGCAGGTGCCGGATATGGTTGTGCCGGATTTCATGCGGTCAACCCCAGCTTTTCCGCAAGCACTGGATCGCGGACAACCATTGTCTTCATCATGGGTCTGCTCCCCCGGACGGGTGCCCCGTGTGGTGCCCGGCGCGGAATATCGAGCCGATCCATAGCCTTGCGGTCGATGGTGCCATGGTATCCGGAGATCCGGCTAATATCACGGAGACTGTATCCGAGCCCCCAATAGAGATCGAGCAGATATGTCTCAGATAAAACCGGTCTCATCTCCACACCTCGGCACGGAGTTTTGGCAGCAGTCCACGGACGACGTCAACGAACCTGTCGCGGGAGCACCAATGCACCGAACCCGGCCGTGTAATTATCACGGCGCTGTGTGTTGCACGGAGCACGATGTCCGGCGGCAGAGCGAGCGTGTTCTGATAAAACAGAGCGTCCTGCAACTGGTCGCCGTTGACCGGCGTGGCGAACCCGTCACCGGAGATCGTCACACCACCGGCACTGCGAGGAGTAATTGTGAGCGAGGTCATGCCTGCTCACCCCTCTCCCCGAACAGTGCACAGATCGTCAGGATCGAGCCTGCGTATTTCTCAGCGTTAACCGGGTTGCCTGCCTCCAGCTCGGTTGTCATGCGGACGAGGTGTGCATCCAGTTTCCGGTGCACCTCGTATCCTGCCTCCTCAATCGGAACGAATCGGTGATACGCGGCTTCAGCGCGCTCAAAAATGGTGGAGGTCATTGTGTGTCCTCCAGCACCTTTACAAAGGGACAAGTAATGCGC